GTGTCACGCGCATTTTGGAACAAAATTGGGGATTGTACTAATCCACCCTTGTCAAGGGGGCTACATTGTACACGCATATCGGCCATGATGTTTTCTTCCGACAAGATCCTCGCGTCGAAGTCGGCTGGTATGTGTTCATATTGTTATCGGGATTCGTTCGCTATGCTTTCCAAGCCACAAGGCGAGAAGTCGCACATGTACCGCATCATGTGCGTCCCAGCTCGCTGTCGTCGCTGCTACCAGGACGATTTTCTTTCGAATGTCAAACGTCTTCAACTGCGGTTTGAAGCGTTTGCAGCAGGCCTCATGACCATGAACTTGGATGAGAATTCTCCTTCCGAGTCTTGTAATGATTTCGTCTGTCGAAAGATTTACCTGCCCGTCAATGTTTTGAAAGCATCGGCGAGTTTGGTGAGTAAGTCAGGAGCGACTGCGATTTTTGGAGCAAAACCACCGAACGATTGGCTGCAGATAGCCAATTTGGTCGCACAAGGCAAGCAAGAGGATGCTTACGCCTATGCTTTGTGCACCGTGGGTGCCGCAGCCATCATCGACGAGGTGAGCTGCAGCATGCCCCCGATGACGTGCTCAGACTTCTGCTACGGCACAAGTGTTACAAACCGCGCAACGGGCGTCGACCCCGATTGCGGATACGCATGGCAATATGCTGTTGGCATGTGTATGGATGAAGACGAAGAGACGGACGAAGAGGACGACGCGCCGGCCGACCGGCCAAATGTTTCTCCCCCCGTCGCTCCGCCAGCCCCACCACCCGGTTTGGAGCATTTAGCCACCGACGCGGCGGAGGTCGATGCACAACAAGGCGCGCATGTTGAAGGCGCCGTTTTGGAGTCGTCCGTGGTCCACACCGCACCAGGAGAACACGTGACGGACAATCGCACCGCTACGGGAGACGTCGGCCAGAGGGTCGCGCGGACTCGTTTCCCGAAATTGTCCGCTTCTAAGGAGTATTTGTTTAACAACGATCCAGACAATTTGATCTCAGCTGAGGCCATGCGCAACGTCGGTGTCGGCGTTGCTGATTTATCACCTGAGCAGTCAAAAGCCTTTGATGAGGCAGTCGCCGCGTTGAAGAAGCATTTGTTTACTAAGAAGCGGGTGTTAGCTGCGGAGCGGTTTATTGAGAAGACAGCGG